CATACAATGTCACAGTCAATCGAGTTAAGACTGTCAAAAAACAAGCGACGACCAGTAAAGAGCAGTCTTTACAACACAAGTTATCTCGCCACCTAAGTTATGTGGTAGGAGCGGAATCGTTAGGCTGTGTCAATACTGGGCGCGCCGCTTGTATAGCACATTTATCTGTTAACGGAAAATCTTTTTATGTAGTCGGTTTTGAGGGGGCTGTTACCGACACCATTTTCGAGAGAATTATCTTTAAAATTAAAAAAGATTTACAATCTGGTTTATTCCAAGATCGCTATCAGACTGAAGTATGGGGTAGTATTTCGGTCTTTAAAAGTTTCAAAGAAGCCGAAAAAGCCTATCGCAAAATGGATGACAAAACAAGAAAACAGAACGAGGAAGATCGTCAAGCAATAGCAGAAGCAAAAGCAAAAGCAAAAAAAGGAGACATAGAGGCTATGTTTACACTAGGAGATTATGGAGTTCTTTAATTGTCCCAAATGTCAATCACAGAGAATCTCTAAAAAAGGGTTCTCTGTGTCAGGAAAACAGCGTTATCGCTGTAAGGATTGCAATCATCATTTTACTGGCAATCCGGCAGGAAAACCTCCCCACCCTGATTCAATGACTAACGCCGAAAGATGTCGGCGTTATCGGTTGAAAAAAAAACAAAAAAATACTTGACATACAAACATATCCCTGTTATATTGGGTATATACCAAAACACACAAAGAGGTTACTACGATGACCGACCAAGAGCGAATCGCATACCATAATGTTTTAACTCAGCTATTCTGCGTCCAGTGCCAGTTAATTGATTTACGGAAAGCGGGACATATCGAAGAATATTCATTACTCTATGAGTATTTGCTCGACAAGCGGGCAAAGCTAGATAAACAGCTTGCCGATCTAGATAAACAGTTTCTAGATAAACAGTTTGTTAACAGTTAATAAAGTGATAGTTTAGTTATCAGTTATCAGTTATCATCCGTCAAAAACAAAACACTTAGGAGTAAGAAATGACGATTAAAATTGAAATAGTAGAAATACCAGCAAGTCAAGATCAAGAAATTGGTAGTTTTAAGATTGGGAAATATCCAGTGACTCAGGAACAATATCAAAAAGTAATGGGAAACAATCCCTCTTACTTTAAAAATAATCCCCAAAATCCAGTAGAACAGGTTAGTTGGGACGATGCTAAAGCTTTTTGTCAGAAATTGAGTCAAATAACCGGAAAAACCTATCGCCTACCCACAGAAGCGGAATGGGAATACGCTTGTCGTGCCGGGACAACTACTCGCTATTATTTTGGTGATGATGCTAATCAGTTAGGAGATTACGCTTGGTATAGCAAAAATTCTAATGGCACAACTCATCCCGTAGGACAGAAAAAGCCTAATGGTTGGGGACTTTATGACATGAGTGGTAATGTTTGGGAGTGGTGCAAAGACGATAGCACGGCGTGGATTGATAATGATAATCGTTCTCAGTCTCGAAAATGTCTGCGGGGCAGTTCCTGGGGCAGCAATCCATGTGACTGCCGTTCCGCTTTCCGTATCAACTACAACCGCCGCGCCGACCGCGACTACAATATCGGTTTTCGGGTGGTGTGCGACAATTAGCCGAGTAATTTTAGTTATTAGTTATCAGTTATTAACCACAAATCAACAGAGGTAATTATGTTTCAATTAATCTTTGCAGAAGAAGATAAAGATGGCAATCCTAAACACCAAACTTTTACTACCGGGGCTATTATATACAACAAAGAAGGAATACTCCAAGAGTATTCTTGCAATATAAATACAGAAGATGATGTTACCAAAATTTTTGAGTATTACAATCGACGAGACAAGTTATTGTATTTTGAAGCTATATGTGTTGAGACTGGTCAAGTTATTAAACTAAAGTAGTAAATCAACGGGAGTAATTATGCTATCATTTCAAGAGTTTCAAGAACAAGTTTTAAAAGTTTTTAGTTCAAGTGAAAAAGAGTGTAAGTTTTGGAAGAGTTACTCAAGTTTCTCGGCAGATATTAATTATCATGGCGTAGAATATGTATCTTTTCAGGTAAGATACATAATAGACGAGAAAGACTGCAATTGCGGGCAGTGGTTTATTCAAAAAACTTACACGCAAAAATGTAAGACTTTTTCGGATTCCTTAACTCAAGGCATAGAAACTATTGGTAAACAAACCGCAAAATGTATTAACGATGAGTTACAACTTTTTTCAGAACTTAAGATGTATTAACGATGAGTTACAACTTTTTTCAGAACTCAAAAAGGATGGAGAAACGTTAAATTTAAAGAATTGTTTGAGTCTTTAATGATAAATTAATATCTCACCACGAGACATAAGAGTTGACTATCCGTAATCGGTTAGTCTAAAGTTGCTATAATAGCTGTAAGTTATCCTTACAGCTATTTTTTAATGATTAACTGGAATCTAGGAAGACAATTAGCCATTGAGTCTTTTAATGAGATGGTGTCCGAGTTTGCCCAAGAGATTAACTTTCAGGTAGAAGATACTAAATGGAACTGGCCACGGGAGACTGTACGAAAAAATGGTAGTGTAGTTGGCTCACCTCGGGACATTGTAGATACAGGTGAGCTAAAAAATAGCCAATTTATTGAAGATGTATCGGATACCTATAAAGTAATCGGTTACACGGCTGATCATGCCGCTCTTGTCCATGAAGGGTATCAAATAGAGCGTAACGATGGGACGGTGACAGATGTTCCCGCCCGACCTTTTATCGACACGGCTATAGAAGACTATAATCCAATTGAGGCTTATAGTGAAATCTTAAAGGAAAAATTAAATGAGTGAATCAGAATTAAGAAATATTTTATTAGGTATTAGAAACAATTTAAAGATACTTATCGGCGCTGACTTAGGTAAATACGAAATAACAAGCCCTACAGGGCAAAATTTAAAAGAAATTGATGCTATTTGGGTAGAGCCTCCTGAATTACCCCCTAACTATAAAGTAAAACCTAATAGCGGCATCGAAGCAATTATTCAAAGAGAGCCTAATCCTTATCACGAAAATTTACTAGGATATACCGTAGGTATAAATAACTATTACATTACCCTAAAACAGTACAATCTAGAGAAATCCCTAACACCGGTGATTGAAAGGCTTAAATCTTCTCGCTACTGGAATTTTCTAGATCAGCCTCGCTTAATTCCCTATACCAAAACTTCTGAGGGGATTATCAGACCAAAAGCGACCTTTAAAATCACTACTGCTAGACTTCTAGACTTCTAGAGTACACATTTACTAATCTTTTATAGTACAATATAACTAGAAAAGTTTAGTCAGTGATTAGAATGTCGAATCAAATTCTAGAATTAAATCGGAGTGACAACCTCACCCCTAGCCGTGATACGCGATTTTTTATCTCTAGCCCTTATGGTTTTGGAGAGGAACCTTCCACACGAGTAGCCGATTTAGGTGGTGCAATCGTCTTAGGTGATTCCACTCTTACCGTGGCAACTGGGGGTTTTGGCCGAATTTTATATGCTGGCACTTTAATTTATGTGGGGACTGCCGGTGATTATGTAATCGTCCGAACAAAAACGACCACATTAACCCAGACAGCAATCCAGATCGAACCTTCCAAAATTGCTACTACCCTTGCTACTCCTGCTCAAAAATGCACAATTAAATCTTGGGTTCCTTTTTTGAGCGCTAAGACCTTTAACGTTGACACCTCCTCTACCGAGGTTACTGATTCCGTCTTTGGTGAAATGGCGGTGGAGAAATTTATCTCCGAAATCATGAGTACTGGGTCGGTATCGGGTCCGCTTGTATTTGGTGATCCTGGATATGAAATCATAAAGGCCGCAGAGCAAAAAGGTGATCGAATTTATCTCGAAATTGTCTATATGGGACAGCGCGGCGGCTTAGGTTTTCAGACAAATGTTAGCCAAAATGTTAGTGGTGAAAAAGGCAATTTCCTACAAGGAAACGTAACTCTAACTATTAGTGGCAATGTGTTTGACATTAAACCGATGGCAACGTCGCCATTCTCTCCTAATGTAGCCGATGACCTCAATTAAAATAGTTAAACTCCTTGTTGATGAAGACCAAGAGGTAATGTTAGTCAATTCTAGAATAATCAATAATTACCTCTGGTTTTCTTTCGGTGCGTTTGATCGAGAAATAAGTCAACAAGAAAAGATATTAATCGAACCACCAGACGGAACAAAAAACCAAGAAAGAATACAGGTATCTGTGATCATTGATCCTCTGTGGCTCAATACTGAACAAAGTGCAAAAAGAAATCAAAAGGTAAAAATAAATGGCGAAGTTAAGCGTATTGGGCAAATTGAAATTTAATGAAACATTCTTTTTTCCTTTAAAAAAAGAGTGGCTTTATTATATCCAAGACAATGATGCTTTATTAGAAAAGATAGATACAATTGCCACTGAAGAAAATGGGGAAATTGGGATTAAGTTTTTAAAACGATACGGGATTAATCCAAAGGAAAATGAAACAGTCAAGGAATACTTAGAAGCACGGGAAAAAGCTGACAAAGCTTATCTTGAGAAAATTAAAGCTATCGGGCAAAAAACGGGACTATCCACTGCTGAAATTGAAGGAGTAGTAGTTAACGACGGTTCGATCCGAGAACGAATTGAACAGGTCATGGTTGATGCCCTTGACGGGGTAAAATCTGACAGCGTAGAACAAAAAGTAGAAACCGCCGCTATCGTACAGCAATCAATTTTAAATAATCGCAAAAAAACAAGAGAACTAACAAGAGAATCTATAGAACTTGTAGAGCCTTATCTTGATGAATTAAACGCTTTATTTAAGGATCGGGAAACAACTTATGAGACGTACAATAAAGCCTTATTAGCTAACTTTCTTGGAAGTCCTCGACGGGTAGTTAAACTTAAAGATAAATCTTCTGTTGATTTCACCATACAAGACATTAATGATATGTCTCAATTTATGGTAGTAAAACTCTATCAAGACTATCTCTGGCAAGACATAACTCAGTGGCAAAACCCAGAAACTGAGAAACCAGGGACTGAAAAATCAGAATCAGAATCAACGGAGGATGACGAAAAAAACGAATAGATGACGCAATTAATGCGCGGTTAGAGGCAATTGCTAACCCCATTAATTGGGAAGAAATCTATTACAAATGGTGTGCATGGGGATTATCTATGGAAGAGTGGGAAGAATGGCCAGACTGGTTAATCCTAAAAAAATATTCAGGGATTCAAAAAGTCAAATGTGAAGAGATTAATTCACTATCAGACACAGTCAGTCAGATTGCCGCCATGGTTAACATTTACTTAATGGCTCAATCAAAAGAAAAATCACAGTCTCAACCTCCAAAACCCAGTGATTTTCTTCCTTTCCGGTTTAAAGAAAATAAAAAATATTTTCTTGATCAAGAAACCGCTCAAATTCTGTTAGAAGCCATGAAAGCTGGACAAGTGCCAGTCTTCGCCACTCAAATAATAGTCGATTGCGGACTATACGACGAAATAATTCAATTAGTAGGGGAGAAAAGCTAATGTCTTTATCACTTGGTACTTTAGAAATCGGTCTAGGGCTAAATACAGCCCAATATGATAGCGGTATCAAATCGGCTAAAGACCAGCTTTCTTCTTTAGAAGATCATGCCCAAAAAATCACTAGAGACATAGAATGGTCTCTTAAGCAAAGTATTCCTAAGTTAACAATTGTTCCAGTAGTAGATCATCGCCCATTGCATGGTTTAAATAAACATTTATCAGAAAAAGAAAAACACATTGATCGAGTTAGTAAAAAAGTTATCAGGATTAAAGTTGATGACAGTGAACTACAAGAAATAGCAAACAAAACAGTTATAGTTCAGGCATCAGTTCAATCTAAAGGTTCTAGCCAAAAATATTCTAATGAGATTAAACAAAAAGTAGAAGTATCTATCAAAAATGCAAATCTTGAATTATTAACAGAAATTAAAGCGGTTACAAAAGAAATTAAAGAAGTTGTTAAATCTGTTTCTAGATTAAAGCCTACAGCTATTGGAACTATAAGCAATTCTTTAATACAAGGAATTGGATTTAATTTGACTAAAAGTTTTAGTCAAGGATTTGAACAAAGTTTTACTAAAAAAACTGGGTTTAACTTTGAATCCGCTGGGCAAAAAACTGGAAATATAACTGCTAGTTCTGTACAGTTTGTTCAACCAGTATTAAATAAACTTGTTGATACTTTACAAATAAAAATAGATAAAATAACAGGCAGAGATAAACCGATTGGAGAACGAATATTAACTGCATCAGAAACTTTCCAAAAAATACAAACCAAGATAGGAGTTTCTAATAATAATCCTTATACTCAAAAATCTATAGATAATTCGATAGCAAGTTTTCAAAATATGCTCAGTGTTTTAGGAAGTGGCGAATTTTCAAAATTTCCAGAAGCATCTCAAAAAGCAATAACTTCACTAACAGAGTTATTAAACCTTATATCTTCCGAAAATGACTTAGGTGAGCTTACTAAAGATTTAGCAGATTTATTAAAAATAACAATTGCTTTTAGTGGAAAAGATTTTTTACAAATTATTAAACAATCTCACTCTCTTTTGAAAACTCAAAAAGCTTTAGAGGGAAGTAGCGCAGAATTTATCGGAGCTTTAAAGCAAGCAGTATCAGAGCAAAAAATTATTGAACAAGGATTTAGATTAATTGCAAGAGAAAATCATAAATCATTTTTTGTTAACGATGAAGGTAAATATATTGGAACCGACAATGTAGGTGGTCGAGTGATCGGATTTACAGCCACACCAAAACAATCAATGCCTGGTGTTGGGCAAGATATTTATGAAATTGCTTTTTCTCTAGATTCTCAGTTTTCTAGTCTAGGGGATGCAGCGCAATTAACAAAAAAAGAAGTAATTCAGCTAAAAAACTCTGTGTCTGAGTTTTTTAATAAGTTTGTAAGCAATACTAATGAAGCTATATTAACTGCATCGCCAGAAAATGCAGATCAAAAAGGAAAAAGACGGGGATCAATTTATCAACGATTTGGGTTTGTTCCTGAAGGAGAAGGTAATCGTTTAGTAGCGCAAATTTCTTCTAGAAAAATTGTTGAGCCAAACTTAAAATTTAATTTAAAACAGAATGAACAAGTTACTCAAATAAGTAAACAGATTGAACAAAGATTGACAACTACTTTAGGTACGTTCGATAATTTATTTCAGCATAGTATTTCACAAGCTATTCAATACGCTAAATCTATAATTGTTGGAAGCGAGTTAATTCAACAAGATTTAGAGCAACTTCAAAAAGAAGCCCAAAACGCTGAATATGATGATTCACCCGCAATACAATCTCAAAATAAAATAAATCAAAATTTAAAAAACTTACAGGCAAGGATAAAACAAAGCAAAAGACTACAAAACGATCCTATTTTACGGGATTTTTCTAAAATAGACATAACAAATATAGATACTCTTGTACCAAAAGAACAATTAGCAAAAATTGCATTAAAAATTACTAAAATCACAGAAAATGTGCCTAAAGAAATTGTTAAAAAATTACTTGAGCGTGTTGCACAATTTCAGCCAGAAGAAATAATTGATCCTACACTCTTAGGATCAATTATTTCTTCATTAACAAAAGATATACAAACTCAATTAACAGGAGTAACACCTCAATTAAAAATGTTCGGTAGTGGTGTTAATTCAAATTATCTAAATTTATTACCAGAAAAAAAACGAGAATCATTTCTTAAAAAACAAACAGAATACGAGCAAGCATTAATTAAATACGAGCAGACCAACAATCCAGAAGCCAAAATACCGACCCCTCCACAGTTAAGCAAGATTGATAAACAGACAATTGCTAAAAACCTTAGAATTGAAGACGTTCAACGCGAAGTTTCCTATGTTATTCAAAATGCTAACACTTTAAGAAAAGCGTCTCAAGATGCTATTGATCGAGTTAATAATTTATTAGCTAAAGTGCCAAAAAACGAAAGATTTGGGCATCCATTAGCGTCATTAAAAGGGAACCTTACTCAACTTAAAGAATCTGCCGAAAATGTTAATCCTATTTATGATTTAAAAAAATTAGGTGTAAATAAAGAAATTCTTGACGCTATTGACGTTAAATCTCAAGTAATACCAGAAATGACTGATACTGGTTCTAGTATTGTCTCTGGATTAGTACAAGGATTAAATAGTAAATTAGCAGAACTTGAGACTGTTTCAATAGACATTGCCTCTATTCCACTAGAAATAACCAAACAAATCAATAAAATACAGTCGCCTTCTAAAGAATTTGAAAAAGTAGGAAAAAATATAGTTGAAGGTGAAATTAAAGGAATTAAGTCAAAAGAAAAAGACTTACAAGCGACGATGGCTATCATTGCTAAAAATATGATAGAAAATCGTTATTTGGCAACTAAAAATCCTGTAAACATCGATCCGTTTTTTCCTCATCAAATAGAAGCGTATCAAAAACAATCATCAAATACTTTTATTGGGGACATCCAATTAGGGCAAGAAAAAATACAAGGCGTTTCATATCAAAGTCAATCTATTTCTCAAGTCAATCAAAAAGCTATTAACCAAAGACTAGCGTTAGAAGCCGAAAATGAAGCAAATAGAAAAGCTACTAATAAAGCATTAACTGAAGCATCTAAATATACTGCAAAAATACGAGAACTGTCTGAGAAAGATGCGGAACGTACTCGTAAACATAAAGCAGAAAAAGAAGCATGGGCAAAATTATGGACAAATCATGAAGCGCAGAAAAAAGCTAGTACACAACAGCTAGTTCCTGTTATAGCATCCACTGAAACACTAGGTAACAACAAAATAAAAACAGAAAAGACAGAAGAAGAACTTCCTCTTTATACACCGTCTTCTATTGTAGAAAAAAAGGTTCAAGTATTAAAAGAATCTGGGCAATCTACTAATAAAATTGAAAAAATGTTAGCAGAATCTGCTAAAAAGTCTGAAGAGTTATTTTTAAAAGAAATGACAAAACGTTCAGCTAAAAAAGCGGAAGAAATTTATGCTAAAACTATTAAGGAATTTAAACAGAAAGCTTTACCGCCTGCTATTAATCTTGGTTCAATTCCTGATCCTTGGACAGAAGCATCTACAGGTGGTGCAGATGGGCAACCTCCTAAACCCCCTATCAACCGACCTGTTGCTTCATCTGATCCCGAACCCGAACCAAATAAACAGGTAAAATCGGCAAGCAAGATAATTCAGAATATAGACAATCCTACTCAATTACAAAAAATAGGTAAGGCATTTGAAGCAATTAAAAATCAGTTAAATAACTTGCCTGAACCTATTAAACGAGTCTTGCTTGGAGCAAGAACACTGTTATCAGCTTTTGCTGGTTTTCAAATTCTTCAGCAAGCCGGTGTGTTTTTTCGACAATTTACCACTGATTCTTTTCAAGCAGCATTAAACATGGAGCGGCTTGAAACAGTCTTAAATTTCTCAACTGGAAATGCTGAATCTTCTCTTGCTAAATTAAAGATACAAGCTGACCGATTAGGAATATCATTTTTATCTTCTGCCAAAAATTATCAGCAGTTTAGTGCTTCTGTAATAAATACGCCATTAGAATTTCAAAAAGATAAAATTTTTGAAGGAATAACATTAGGATTGGCTACTAGAGGTGCTAGTTCTCAACAGCAAGACAGAGCTTTACTAGCCATTACTCAGATAGCTAGTAAAGGTCGTGTTTCAATGGAAGAACTTAACTCTCAGTTAGGTGAAGCAATGCCAGGCGCGTTACAGATTGCTGCTCGTTCTATGGGATTGACTTCTCAAGAATTTATTAAATTAGTTGAATCAGGATCTATTTTAGCAGAAGATTTGCTACCTAAACTAGCTACACAGATTAACTTAGAAAGTGCTGGTGGACTTAGTGTTATTGATGATACTGCTTTTGCTCAAGTTGCCAGAGTTCAAAATCAGATAGAATTGCTTCGCATTTCATTAGGCGAATCTTTATTAAACGCTTCTAAATTAGGATTACCATTAATAACAAAAGGACTAGAAATATTAACGAAAAATGGTCAGTCGTTAGCTACTGTATTGACATCTATTGGTGTTGTTAGTGCTGGCGGTTTTATTATGGTTTTAAAAAATATCGGACTTATAGACTTAGGATTAAAAGCACTGGGAGTTACAGCGGCATCTACTCGTGGGGCAATATCTCAGATTGGAGTAGGACTACTTAAAGGACTAGGATGGACTGCTTTAATTTATGGTGTAATGGAAGCTTTTAAAGAGCTTTATCAGTACATCAACGCAGGCTCCGAAGAGTCTAAACGATCTCTTAAATCAACTCAAGAATCGTTACAAGAATTGAGAAGATTACTAGAGAAACCTTTGCCTACACCTAAAGCTTCTACTGTTATAACTGATAGTGCAACCGCAATTCAGCGATTTAAAAACAACAGAGAAAGAGATAAAAGCTTAGAATTTACTGCGGGGGGACTCATTGATACGACACAAATTTTAAGATTATCAACCGATACATTCAGTGATACAAAGATTATTGAATTTACGGGTAAACTTGACACATTGCGGCAAAAAGCAAAAGACCTCAAGATAGATGAAATCATAGCTAGTGGAGATGCTGACGTTAAAAAAGCTACATCTGTTCGTCAAGAAATTGCGAAAGTAAACCAAGAAATACAAGCTTTAACGGAAAAATACTTTCCTCAAATTGGGCTTATTGTTAATGAGATAGCATCTACAGAAGAAAGAATTACAGCAATTAAAAAAGTTTTAGATGATCCAGAGTCTTCTAATTCCCAAAAAGATAATGCTAGTATCCAGCTAGAAATTACTGAAGTTCAACTTAGAAAATTAAAAGAATCGCAAGAAAAATATAACGAAGCAGTCAAAGAGAATTTAGTCAACTATCAACGATTAACAGAACAAATAAATAAAGTAGCAAGAGCTTTATCTAATATTGAATTTGTCTCTAGTGGTCGAACTATTTTGTCTGAAACAGATATTAAACGACAAGTTTTATCTGGGAACCTGAAGCCGTTTGAAATAGACTTGACCGTTAGAGAACAGAGCCTATCTATTGTCAAGGATCAGTTTAATTCGCTTAATGGATTATTAGCAACCAAAGAAAAAGAATTACAAAACACCCTAACAGATCAAATTAATCAGCGAATAACTGAGTTAATGCCTGAATTAAATGGAATAGATTTTAGAACGGCATTACAGCAGGGAAGTGTGTCACCAGAAGCTATAGGTGATCGGTTACAACAGTTGGGAGATCAAGCGCCTTTTGAATTAAACCAGGTATTAGAAACAGCTAAACAGCAAGCATCTATTAGACGACAAACTTTAACTATTGATAAATCAATTGTTGATACAGAACTAGAAATTGCTAACGCTAGACGAGAGCGTGCAAGAAATGCCAGACAAGCATCAATAGTCGGTGCCAATGTCAACGAGAGAATTGCTACTTTAAGGCAATTACCCTTTGGGGGGCCAGCCGCTTCCTATCGGGATGCCTTATCAGAAGTTCGCAACCAAGAGAGATTGTTAGGAGAGGCTTATCGTCGATTAGAAAGTGCGTCAGACGACCCTAATGTGATTCAGCAAGAGGTTGATAATACCCGATTAGCCCTAGAACAAGCCCGCGCTAACCTATTACAGCAACAAACATCACTACAAGACTATTACCGCAACCTTGACCGTCAGATAATCGACTTTAATCGTCAGATTAAAGATTACAGGAGACAGATTGAAGACGCTCAACTGTCAGCTTTTAGAGAAAATCGTTCCCTATCTGAAAGTTACACTGATTTAGTCAGGGAACTCGATAAGAACCTCTTAAATGCCCAAAATCAGCTACTGGATGCGACCGATAGAATCAGGGTACAGCAAGTTAAAAATCGGTTATTGATACCCGGTACAAGCGACGCTGGCAAAGAATTAGGTGACATTTTCCTAGAATTTGTGCAGGGACAAGCTGATATTGCTAGTCGCGGACGCACCTTCCAATCCCGAACCGAGGAGATAGAAACTTCCTATATCTCTACTCTAAGAAATATCCGTAACTTACAAGAGCAACAGCAAGAGGCTGAAAGAAACCGACTAAAAACGATTGAGGATATTAAACGGACTCAGGAAGACCTCAATCGTACTCTAGCTGATTTAATCCGACAAACCAATAAAGAATTAGGCTTTATTCCCCAATCAATCAAGGATATTGTCACAAATCTTAATACACTTCCAGAACCGATTAAATTAATCAATTCTGAGTTAATAGCTATTCCCCCAAATATCAAGACTTCTGGAGAAGACTTAGTAAAAAGTATAGAGGAAACTGCTGAGGCAATTAGAAAAGCTAAGGAAGGTTTGATACTACCAGCACCTAGTAATTTCACCCCTGCTCCTGTGTGGAATGGGGGAGGGTTTTTACCGCCGCCGCCGCCACAGTCGTCTTCAATTCCCAAGGGGTTAACACCACGCGGTCAAGAATTATCTCAGCATTTAAACAATCCTCGCGTCAAAGCCTTTCTTGATATTATTGCTTACGCAGAAGGTACTTTCAATATGCCAAATAAGGGATATAACACTCTTTTTGGACATGGACAATTTAGTTCTTTTGCAGACCATCCACGACAAAGAATCCCGTTTGGATCGACCACTTCATCAGCATCTGGAAGAT